GCTGATCTGGTCTGCGTATTTGTCCGGGTGGTACTTGCTGACTTGCTCGGTGCTGAAGAGTCGGCCGTGCGGTTTTTCTCCCTTTCCTTCGGCCATGAGCTGTGCCTCCAGCGTTTCCAGCTTCGCGTCGTCCGTCTCGATGAAGAGGACGTCCGCCTGGGTGGCGCCTTTATTGTAAGCACAGAGGCCGCGGTGCATCCCTTTGGCGCCGGGGCCGGTTAGCTCTCTGAAGTCGCTATTTCTGATTTTATCCTCAATATCCGCACGGCTCCAGTCGGCGCCTGCGAGCATGAGAGGACTGTTGAAGAAGGTGTGAACGGTTTCGCCCTCCGGGAGAATGGAGATCGCCTGTTCAGCTGTTACAAATGCTTTCATGGCGTCCTCCTTATCTCACCCAGTTTCGCCAGTTGAGTGCAAAGTTGCGGTTGATGTGCTGCACTCCGGCTCTTCTCATGTTCGCCTTTGCCACGCTGCGGGCGAGCTTGCGAGGGTAGAAGCCTGTCGGCTGTCCTGCGGACTTGCCGCCGGTGATGCGGAGCTTCGCTTTGATTCGCTTGATAATGCTTGCGGTTCTGGTTTTTCTCTTATTCTGGATCTTCATGGTTATACCTCCGTAATTGAATTATTATAGCCAGACTTCCACGATGCAGGGGTCGTCCTGCGGTTGTCTGCCGATGTTGTACATTTCCTGGGGGATCGCTTCTCTGATCTCCTCCAGCGTGTCTGCCACCGCTACGAGTGCGGTTGGCCTGTTTACGTCCCATACTCTGGCGACGTATTTGTTCGGGTAGTCCTCCGGGTTGTTATAAACCACTATGAGAGGCATTTTGGTCTGCTTCGCCAGCCTCGCCCGATCGAAGGCTCGCACCACTCTGTCTTCGTTTGGTTCTGCCATTGGGTTTCCTCCTTTCAAAGCACGGCGATGGTTGCAATAATCGCGGCGATTAGCAGTCCTGCTGCCACGAGGTTGAAGACGCGCTCTTCGGTCTTCTTGGCGCCGATTCCGCCACCGAGGTATAAAACTGTGAATATCATCAGGACGATCTGAAGTGCGATTTTCATTCCTGTGCTCCTCCTTTCATTCGTTCTATGATCTCCAGGTAAGGGAGACCAGAAGCTCCGCCGGTTTTAATTTCCCATGCGGGGTGAAACTGTTCCGGGGATGCGCTCGCCATTCCTGGCGTCGTCCATTCCCAGCCGTGAGCCTTTACGATGCGCTGCTCACATTTTCGCGCTTTAGGGTCTTTCTTTTTCTGCCAGGCGTCTCTCGCTTCTCTCCAAAATTCCCACGGTACCGCAAAAAAGCGGCGCAGTCCGAAGCTCACGATTACGATGCCGATCGCTCCGGGGTCTTTGGTGTAGTCGTCCATGTAGTCCGCCTGGTGTTGTTCTACGCGGCTGAAGTCTATCCTGGCGCCTTCTTCGTGCTTCGCCTCGACGGCCACCGGGATGCTTTTGTATCTTCCGAGGTAGTCCACGCAGCTCTTTTCTTCAACCTTGCAGTTGCAAACGGCGCCGGTGGCGTTACGTATCGGAATGAATTCGGTCGGTACTTTGTGTACGCAGGCGATTCCTGCGCTCTGGTATCTCTGGTGGACGAATTTCAGGAAGTCCTCGAATGGTTTCCCTCGGTTCGCTTGGCTGTGTTGGTAGGCTCTTCTCATCCCAGCACCGCCTTCCTGGCGGCGTCTATGGCTTTTCGGTCGAGCTGGTATCGGTCTTCCATGTCCGGGTTGCGCCTGCAGCCTCCGCACTTGCGTCGGTTCTTTCGGTGTTTACACCTGCCGCAGTTTATCCCGGTGCGGTCTCCGCCGATGTCCACGATCGTCTCTCCGTCGGTGTCCTCCGGAGGCTTTCCGCTGATGGTGCAGAAGGAGTATCCTTCCTCCGGGTATTTGGTGCCGGTGCAGTTCTGCAGGTTTTCGTAGTGAAGGCTACCGTCTTCCTGAAGCACCAGCGAGTCGTGTGGGTTGGTTCCGTATTCGTGGACTTTGCCGTCTGTGTTGTCTTTTACGAATAATCGGACGCTCATGCTATGCCTCCGATGATTCCGTCCGCTACGGCGTTTGCGATTTCCTTTCGGAGACGGTAGATGGTGCCGCCGCCGATGCCGTTGCCGGATCCTTTCTTGTTTTCGAGGTAGTCGATGAATTTGTTGATGAGCGCCGCGTCGTCTCTGGTGTTCTCTGCGGTCTCATGCGCCAGTCTGATGCCTTCGTCAATACCGACGCTATGCTGTCGGTCTACGAATTCGCAGATCTGCTGGTCGGTCATTTTGCGAATTCTGACCGCGCGGTCGTGCATGGCTCTTTCTTCTTCAGTCATGCGGCAGTTCTTCTTTGCCATTGTGTGTATCCTCCTTATTGAGCTTTTTCTTCCTTCTGCGGCCTGCCTGCTTTACCCTCACGATCAGGAGACCGGTCTCGGTATGGTCAGGATCCGTGCTGCGAAGTCCGGACCTGGTCATTTCGAGCGATTCTGCCATCGTTATGAGTTCCAGGTTGTCGAGGCTGCAGTTTGTCTTGTCGCTGTCTTTGAATATAATCACGTGGCCTTCAGGTTGTGGGCCGTAGGCTCTTTCCCATACCAGCTGGTGGTGTGGCTTCCAGTCGAGTGGTCCGGGACCGAATTTCTCCCACAGATAACCGTCGCCGCGCTGGTGAATGGTGCCGATCGGGGTTTTGTTCTGCGGGGCGTGGCCCTTCTTGAACCACCCTTTTTCGCTTCCCGGCGCGTGGTATCCCTTTTTGCCTTTGTTCGCCGGTTCGTGCCCTTTTTCGAACCGTCCGGTCAAGCCTGAATGCAGGCCGTGGTTTTTGTAGTATGCGTTCAGCTGCTTCGTGGTGTAGGAGGTTCCGAATTCTTTATTCAGCCTCTCGGCCATCTCCTTGTTGCCGACTCCCACGTAGTTCGCTTGTATATATTTCACTACTGGCTCCGGGAAGGTATCGGAGTAGTGTCCTTTGGGCAGTCCTCCCGGCGTGCCGCTTTTTAGTTTGTGATTTTGCTTGTACGACTTCATCTGCGATTCTGTCATCCCGACATTGAATTTTTCGTTGACCATAGCGGTCAGCTCTCTGGCTGTCCTTCCGTCCACGTTCTCTCGAATAAAGTCGTGGAGTTCTTTTGGGTACCGGCGCGCCATCAGTTTTTCGCCTCCAGCATCGCCGGGATCGGAGCGCGGTGTCCGCTTTCGATGCCGCCGTATCCGTATTCGTTCAGGTGCTGCATGGTCTTGAGGGCCAGCTCGCCGTTGTGGATCATGGTTTCTGCTACGCTGGTTACCGCTTGGCTTCGCACGATTTCCTTCTGCATCTGCTCTTCGGTGAGGTCGTCATCCATGAGGCGCTCCAGCGTCTCAAAAAGATAATTGTTTAAGTCGCTTAATGTGTTCTTCATGTTTCCTCCTTATTTCGACCTCCAGCTTTCCCAGTACATTTCCATTCCGGCGCACATTTCGCGCAGGCGGTCGAGGGTTTTTTCGGCGTTCCTGGTGTCTCCGATCTTGCCGCCGTATATGGGCGTCATTCTGCGGATCAGTTCGTCGCCGGTGTAGTTGGTTGTGACGATCGTCGGCATATAAGCCTCGTACCGTGCGTTGATTATGGCGTAGATTCTGGTGGATCCCCACTCGGTCGGCTGTTCGCTGCCGATGTCGTCGATAATCAGAAGCGGGATCTCTTCGTAAAGTTTCATGATTTCGGCTTCCGTAGCCTGCTCCTCGGTGTCGAAGCTGTTCTTGATCTTCGCCAGGAGGTCGATCATCGTCATACAAATGACAGGGGTGCCGCCCTGCATGAGCTGGTTCGCTATCGAGGAGGCGAGGTGGGTTTTGCCGGTTCCGAAGCTGCCGGTTATGAATAAACCGTTGCGCTCTCTCTTCGGAGGGACCACGTTGCCTCGGTCGTCTTTGGTCGGGAGCATAATCGGGAAGTTGTCGGCGTACCGTTTGCATTTCTCGAAGGCCTTCCGGTTGATCTCGTTGACCTCGAATTTGTCAAAGGTTCGGTTTGTGAACCGGCCGCGCATCCCGCTATCCTTTATCAGCTTTGCGATTCGGCGCTGGATCCTGTCCGCTTCCTCCTGGCGTCTCTTTGCAGCTTCCGCCTCGGCCTTGAGGCGTTCCTGCTCTCGCCAGTATTCCTGGGCGGCTTCGCAGGTGCATCGTTCGGGTTCCTCGAACCAGAGGAATACTTCGCGCTTGCCCATGAAGTCCTTCAGTCCGTAATGGTAGAGGGTTTTGCCGCAGAATTCGCACGTCTTCGGCTCCGGCGGTTCCTTTCGCATGGTCCACTCTTCGGCGATCGCTACGTCGCTTCTGATCTGGTAGTCCTTGCTTTCGGGTTCGTCGTCATTCTGACTTGAAACCTGCAGGGGTGCCGTTTCCGCCTTTTCGGCCCTGGAAAGCGGCGCCGACATTGCCGCCGCCAGTAGGTTGTTCATTGCTTCCACCAGGTGTCACCTCCCTCATCTCATCATCCCAGCGGCCGCCATTGAGCCAGGTCGCGGGGTGTGGTATAAATCTGCCGTTCTCTTTGGTCCATTCTTCGCTACGCTTCGACTTGTCGATCGCGGCCATAATCTTCTCGAAGAGCTCGGCTGTGGGTTTGATTTTCGACCACGCTCTCCACGCGGTCTGTTTCGCCTTCTTCAGCGGGTAGGCCGTCCAGAATTCTGCGAACCTCTGCTCTTGAAGGCTCGGCGTCGATTCTTCTGCGGCCGGTGCTTCGCCGTCTGGCGTTTCGTCCTCGTTTTCTCCATTTTTGCACGGTGCTTGTCTGGTGCTTGTATGGTGCTTTCCTGATGTTTCAGCCTCAAAGCCAGGGGGCGGCGGGATCTCGCTCGCTTTCTCCTTCATGTGAGGGTTCTGATGTTTGGAGAAGTTGACGATCTGGATGTAGTCTTCTTCGTTTGCCTGGTATCGGATGATGAAGCCGCTGTCTGCGAGTTGCTGCAGCATTCCGCTGGCTTCCTCTACGGTTACGTCGTCGTATCCGAGCAGCGCCTTTTTGATTTTGCGGGGTCTATCTTCCAGCCTTCCTTCTCGGTCGGCGATGCACCAGAGTCCAATAAACAGAAGCCTTGTCAGGGGTTCGAGGTCGCCGAGGACGTCGTTGTCAAAAAAGGCAGGCTTGATGTTTCTGGTTCTTGCCATTTTCGCTTCCTCCTTTCTTCAGCATACATATACCTCCGTTCCGGTCAGCTTCTGCACCGCCTCTTTGAAGCGGTCGGCGTCGCTGTTGTTGTTGCTCAAATGCAACAGGTATATTTGCTTGACGTGTCGTAGGTCGTTTGCTTTTAGTAGGTCGGTGAAATGCTCCAGGCTCATGTGGCTTTTGACCAGTCGTGGTACGAGTTCCTGCGGTATGTAGCCGTTTCGGACGCTCTGCTCGATGATGTCCATCGAGTAGTTGCACTCGCCCATGATGTGGGTCAGTCCTGTGAAGCGGTACTTGATGTAGTAGGTGTCGGTGAAGTATAGGAGCTTTTCGCCGGTGGTTCTTGATGTTATCAGAAATCCCAGGGGATCCGGCGCGTCGTGCTGCACGTCGAACGGTAGCACCGCGAACGTTCCGATCTGAATTTCTTCGAGCGCTCTGACCGCCTTTATTCGGTGCCCTGTGAGGCCACAGGCGTCGATCGTGCCCTGGCTGGTGTAAATGTTCACCCCAGCCTTTGCGAGGTCTCCTGCGGCTTTTACGTGGTCTCCGTGGGCGTGTGTAATCAGGCAGCCTGAAAGGTCACGCACCCGGAAGTTGAGCGCTCTCTGGATAACCTTCAGCGGAATTCCCGCGTCCAGCAGGAGGGCGGTCTGCCCATCGCTTATTCGATAGGCGTTGCCTGTGCTGCCGGACGCGATGACCGTTATCTCCATCAAAAGTCAGGGCCGCTTCCGTCTGCCGGTGCTGCCGATCCGGCGGTGATAACTTCTCCAGATTCCGTATCGACCGTTGTGCCTGCAGGAAGCTCTGCGGGTGCCGTGGTGTCAATGAATGTCGTGTTTGCGTTGGCTGCGATTTCCGCCTGTGCTTCGATCTCGGCGTATCGTGCCTCGCGCATCTTCATGTACTGGTAGCTGTCGTCCACCTTCTTCGGGTCTCTCGGCAGGTGCTTGGCGCTGAAGGCTTCGCGGATGATGGTCTTGCGTACCATTTCGTCGAGCCAGCCTTCGGTCTCAACCTCGACCTGCTTGCCGTTCTCCCAGACCTTCTGCTTGCCGCCCCAGAAGTTCGCGCTGGCGTACTTCGGTTTGCGCTTCTCGATGTCCTTCATCGGCATGATGATGAGCTCGTTTCTGGTAGGATCCGCAAATTCCAGGTAAGCGAAGCCGCCGACGATCGTGCCTCGGTCGAAGGCGTTCGTGATCTCGAATTCGTAGTTCTCTACGCGGTTGTCTTTGCCCTTCTTAATGGGGCGGAAGGTGTCGGTGCTGTATACTACCTCGATGGTGACCGCTGTCGGTACCTCGACCGCGTATTTCTCTGCGATGTATCGGATTCCGTTGTAGCCTTCCATGAGGGTGATGTCGTAAATGTTGCGCTTGTTGTTCTTGTAAGGGATCGGGAAGAGCATATTGTCCTGCGTCATGTCCAGGCCCATTCTTGCGTAGTGTACCAAGTCGAGGGCGAGGTCGTTCAGGTTGACCGTGTTCCAGTTGATCGGGAGGTTGTTGTCGTAGTCGTGGTTCTTGTTGTTTTCGTTCTTCCTGATTCGCTCTTCTTCTGCTGCCTTGAGGGCGCGGTCGATCACGATGAAGTATCCCTGGATCAGCGTCCTCTGGTAGTCCGTTACCTGCATGGCTCCGGCGACGCTGCCGCCGAATTCCTTCAGGACTTTGTTTGTGAATTTCTCGCTGGTTGCGAGCTGGTCGGTCTTCGGAGTGTCGATCGCTCCTGCCTGCTGTGTGGTTGCGAGTTCGTTTTTAGCTGTTGCCATTGTTAAATCCTCCAATTTGTTTTTTATTCTTCGCTCTCGAAAACATCAAAGAGCGTAAGTTGATTAGGGTCTGGGGTGGCGGCTGCTCGCTCCGCCTTTTCTTTCATTTTGCAAACGTGGCCGTATCCGTCTTCGACCGCCTGCTTGCTGGTGAGCAGTCCGCCGCACCGTTTGCATCGCCTGGCTTTGATTATGAACGTCTCCGGCTCGATCCTTCTCATTTCGAGAATGACCAGCTTGAAGTAGGTCACTCCTGGCTCGGCTCCCCAGTCTGGGTTGCCGGTTCCTTTTTCCACTCTCACCTTGACCTTGAGCGTCGGTGAGGTAGCGGAGTAGCCGTTCCGGAGGGCGCATTCTATCTCTTGGCCCAGGTAAGGACCCAGGCGCGATTCGTAGTAGGGCGTGTCTGCTCGGTATTCTTCTTTTTTGATTCCTCGCTCGATCAGGTCGAGCCATTCGTGTTTAATTGGAAATGTCAGCACCGTGCTCCACCTCCATGCGGAGCTTCTTGTCGGCCTCGCTTACTACGAGGCGTATGGTCTGCGTGCTGGTTTGCGTGAGGTGTGTCACGCTCTCGGCGTTGTCAATGAAGACCGGCATCTTGAGTCCCCAGTGCTCCGAAAGGGTTCCGATGATTTCCAGGCCTGCGTTGATTCTCGCTGCGTTGTTTGCGAAGGTGTACGGTACCATTCTGCCGTCGGTGGTCGGGATCATTACTTCGCAGTCTTCTTTAAGTCCGCCGTTCAGCTGCTCCTGGAAGAGGCGGAAGCGGACGCTCTTGAATTTGCCATTGATTCTGTCGGTCAGGGCGGCCACCTTTGCCTTTGTGAAAAGGTCGCAAAGGTAGAGGCCTTTTTCGAGTTCTTCGTATTCTCCGGAGAGGCGTTCCTCCTGTCGTTCCAGTTCGGAAATGCGGCGGCGCTGGTTTTCGGCCATCGTCAGCTGCATCTGTTTGTCTTGCTCTTCTCTGATGGCGTCCTTTACGGCGCGAATTTTGGCTTCTACGGCGTTTACTGCTTCGGTCGTGCATTTTCCTTCGTCAGCGATTTTCTCCTCAATTTCGGCAATCTGGGCGGTCAGGGCGGCGTATTCTTCCGTCTGCTCGTATGGTGTTGCCGGGATGCGCTGTGCTGCGAGGCGCTCGGCTCTCTCGGCTGCCTCTTTGGCGCGTCCTGCAGCTGCTTCTCTCGTTGCCTTCAGGTCCTCGACCTCTTTTTCAAGCGCGGCGATCACCGACTTGCTGGCCTCGGTCTTTCCGCGCAGGTTGATGTCTTCCAGCTTCTTGCTCTTGCGGAGGTTGAATTCCTCGCGCATTCTCTCGATCTCTGCCTCCGGGAGTGCCTGGTGGCAGGTCGGGCATACCGACTGGCTTTCGTCCCAGGTCTCGGCGCTTACTCTCTGGTACTCTCCGAGGAGACCGTCGCGCAGCTGGGTGAGCCTCAAAATCTCGGCGCTCTTTCTTCTGATGTCGATGTCGCAGTCCTCGACCTTGCGCTCTTCCTCTCTGGCTTCCTTCTTGGCGAGAAGGATGTCGGCGTCAACGTCGGAGTTCTGATTGGCCTGGCGCTGTGTGTGTGCGGCTCTGTCTTCTGCGATCTGTGTCTTCAGTTCGGCGATGCGCTTCTGAAGCTCGGCCGTCGCGGTTCCGCCGGTTGCGGCCGTGGCTTTTTCTACCGCCAGGTCGTCGAGCTTCTTTGAAAGGGCGGCGATGTTCGCCTCGATCTCTTCTGCGTTAAGTCCTGCGGTGTCCGGGATCGCTCTCTCCGCTTCGTCGATTCTGGCAGGGATGCCGTCGAGTTGCTTGTTGATGTCTGCCTTCTTGGCTGTGGCTACCTTGCGGTATTCTTCAGGGGTGTGGTACTGTTCTGCGGTACCGGGCATTCGGAGGAAGTCAGGAAGCTCTCGCAGGTCTCTGTTGGCCGCGATGATCTCTTCGTCGCTGATGTCTCCGCAAATCTCCAGGAGGATCTTTCGGCGGGTGTCCCATGCGAGCTGTTCCGGGAAGTAGTCGGGCATTGTGAGCATCTTCGGCTTCTCCTGGTCGCCGCCGCAGAAGGCGAGAACGGTTGCGGTGAATTCCTTCTCCTTTACCGGTACGCCGTCCACCGAATACTCGACCGTGTGGCCGTCGAATTCTTCGTGGGCGCTTCCGCGCTTCTTCTTGTAGACCTCTCTGAAGGTCTTCTTTAAGGTTACGATCCTGCCGTTGTCCATCTCGAAGATGCCCTCCGAGCTGTGCTCCAGGTTGTGAAGGTCTCCGTCCGGTCCTTTGGTCTTCGGGGTGTAGTTCTTTGCCGCCGTGCTGGCCTTGTCGAAAAGTAGCCAGGTGATGGCGTTGTAGACTGTCGTCTTGCCGGTTGCATTGTCGCCATAAATGCTGGCGCTTTTTCCTCCTTCGAAGTCGAAGGTCAGGGTCTTGATGCCCTGGAAGTTGTTAAGTGTAAGCTGCAACAGTTTCATGTGTTCTTCTCCTTTCCATGTTGAGCTGGCTCATCTCCGCGCACCAGCGGCTGAATGCGTTCTGGCTGATGTGTTCTTCTACCAGTTTGCCGAGGTAGTAAGGCTTGCGCCTTTCGCCGTCGGCATCGCCCTCCCGGCTGATGATCCATTCGAGCTTTCGCTTTGCTGCCGGGTACGCTTCGTCCCACTCTTCGTCTGTGATTTCTCTTCCGAGGAAGCCGCAGGCTTCGTCTCTGATTTCTTCTTCGTACACGTTAGCGCCTCCTCTCATTTTTCGTATGGTGAAGGCAGGCTCCAGTCCCATGTGTTGCCGCCTTTCCATTCGTCTGTGAAATAGTTTCTTTTACCGTCGCCGGTGAAGTAGGTGTATTCCTTCGGTAGCACTCTGCCCACGTCTTCGTGGCCTGCCTTTTCGGCCGCCCAGCGTGCGAGAACGTCTGCCGCTATTTCCTTGCATTCGGTTGTTACCGGGTTGTCTTCGTCGTATCCTACGAATTGTCCGGGGAAGGTCAGGACGTATTCGATGTCGCCTCCGCAGGCGTATCCTTTTGCGTCCACTCTGTTAAGTATGCACCAGGCTACCGCCGCCTTCTCGGTGATGGATTCCACTCCGCGAGCCTCGCCCCAGATCGTCTTGGCGAGCAGCTCGACGTCTGCTTCGTTCGGTTTGAAAAGCGTCGGCTGTGCTTCGGTCTTATAAACCAGGTAGGTGATCTCGTGGTCGGCCGGGCCTTCGTCCTTGCCCTGCGCGGCGATCACCAGGTTTGTGTCGGGTACTGTGAATTCGGGGGTGTCTGATGCTGCCGTTCCTCCTGCGCTCATGATCAGCGCTGTGAGGATGATTCCTATTGCTATTCCTAAAATTAAGGGGGTTACCCTTCTGAATGTTCTTTTTGCTGTTCTGGTCATATCGTTTCTCCTTTCAGCAGTAGAGCCTCTCCATGAGGTACCGCTTTGAAATTCTTCCGGCTGTTACTATCTTGCCTTGCTTTTCGAGTTCTTTGTTGAGCTGGCGCATGATCTTGTAGGCTCGGCTCTCGCTCACTTCGAGGAGGGAGGCCACCTCGGTTACTCGAAGGTATTTTTTGTCTTCGTCTTGGTTCTTCATTTGCTTCCTCCTTCTTTGAGGTTCTTTCCGACCCACATCTTTAATTCCTGCGCCGTGATGGCTATCTGGTCGAGTGCTGCAACTACCGCCTGGATCCTGGGTGCTTCTTCGCCAGTTACGATTCCGTCTTTTACAACGTCGAGGATGGCGTCGCGGATCTCGTTGGCTTCTCCGAGCGCGGTGATGATCCTGATCGTCAGCCGGTCTATGTTACGCATCTCTGCAGGAGGCACCGTCTTCTTTCCGAGTGGGCACATCTTTGAGCAGTAGAAGTTCGCAAGCTGGGGCGCGTCGTAGGTGTCTGCCATGAGCAGGACCTCTTCGGGGTAAGGGTTCAGGCTTCCGAGTTCGATTCTCGCCAGGCGAGTGCGGTCGATGCCGGTCTCTTCGGATGCTCCTTCTCGGCTTGCCAGTCTGTCGTTGCACGATGAAGCCGCGAGTCGTGCTTTGTAGAATTCGTTGTCGCTGGCTTTCGTAGCGAGTTTAGGCATATATTTTCCTGCCTCCTTTCGGTATAATTTTAGTGTAAGGATTCTCAATCAGAGGGAAGG